ATGATAATCACAATGAATGAAAAGAAGTAAATGAGGAACTTATACAAGCTATCTTCAACAACGCAGTAAATATAATAGAATTGTGAAAACAAAAACAACTCTAATGTAGGAAGATTAGTAAAAACGGCTAGAGCACAGAAAGATAATGACGCTATCCAGTATGAAAAAGTAGGACGAATTATAGCAGGAATAAGAAAGAAAAGACACAAGAAAAATTTGATTTTGATCGGTATTATCCAGTTAACAAGTTTAAGAAGTAGGGTGGCCAAAGGGACTAAAGGACTTTTAGATGTTTTACAATATTCAAGCAAAGCGTTAGATATCATTTCCAAGGGACCGAAAGAATTATTCAATTCTGAAATTATAGAAAGAACACCGACTAGAAATATGGAAAATGCCCAAGGATTGGAAACCAGGATAGCATAGCTATCAAACATCGATTGAAACAAGCCTTTCTTTTGAGGCGGGCTGGTTGATACTACTTTGATTTCAGACATTATATGAGAAGAAATTAATATAATGGTGTTTAGACTTCTTCGACAGGAGGATTAGTAGGAATGTCTGGTGGATTGACAGGAGTGGTATTAGCTGATGGTGACCCACCCTGAACTGCAATGGCCTTCATTTTAGCCAGACCGGTCATTGATGACATGTGAGAATATCCGAATATGATGGCTATCACAGCAAATATGCCGATAATAATGCGATAAGTGGGATCACGGATTTGAGTATACAAAAGGACAAGATGACAGAGAACAAGTGCTTCAAAAGATGAATAATGAGCGAGCATTAATATGATAGCGAGCGTGAAACACAAGTACGCGTTATTGGTTGAAGGCTTCGCGATATACACACCGGCCATAAACATGATAACGGCCACGTAGTATTCATACTCGACGAGAAATAAGAACAAATATGTGAATATGGTGGCGACTGAACGTATAGATGTGGGCGTGTCATCGGACAATGATGTATTGAGTAATGAGTTATATGTAAGAACTATGGGAGTTGAAGTGGACGATGATAAAGTGAAAAACGTAAATGTGGCGAAGACAATCAAAGCGAGTGATATAGGTGAATTGACGAGATTGGTGTAAGCAGTAGTAACAGAATCAAAAAATCCAGCTCCAATGGGTTGTCCTCCTTTTATTGTCTGGACACCAGCGTCATTGAAGACTCGCGGTCTGGGTGTAGACCGACGTTTGTAAGGAGTTTGGTTTTCATTATTCAACACTGATGTAGTAGCGGCGGGCAGACTAGCCTCGTCATTGCTCACAGTGGAAGATTTGGAATTAGCTGCTGAGGTGGACATGATGTATTTTTATAATGATTTGAGTAATATAAAATTTGATTTAGATGTGGTATGAATCAAAAACAAAACGAAAGTGATTATATGTGATGATGAGGTATGATTTAAAAATTGTCGACTTCATCTGTTGATTTGTCACTGGGTGGTTGATGATCTATTACTTCAAAAGAAGACAATAATTGTTTTTCCAATAAATCGATATTGGTGTCACGGAGCATTTGGATTTCTTTATGGCAATTGCTCAGTTGTTGTTTCATATTATTCATCTTCTCGTGCCATTGTAATGAATTATTATAAAAAGCTCTCATGGAATTGTTAACCTTTTCCAATGTGAGCTTTAGTTGTGCGTTTTCAGTAATAAGATTCTGCAACCTAAGAACCTCCTCAGGTGACGAGAACGAGGAGATAGATGGGAACTGCGAATAGACACTAGTTTTCAAAGCGTCAGTATTGCTGTTGGTGACAGCGGACGAAGTTGAGCTAGCAGCAGAGTTAGACATGATAAGTTAAATTAATGGATAAATGATTAATATAACTTTTATGGTTTCGAAGATGTATTATATTTGTGATAGTCCTCACATTTAGTGACATTGGTGGTGATGTTGTAGACGGGAACGTTAATTGGATAACTACTTATTGAAAGATTATAAACCGGAATCTGCGAAAGGCTAGGAAGTTTTATGGTGAAATTTACATGATTTCCACTGGTTCTATTGTGATAAGTCAATGAGTAATCATAATTGAATTTTGCAGAATTGTAATAAGAAAAATTTACATAAGAATATTGAAGATTGTAGAATGTAAGCAAGAGAGAGGGATGATTGCGTTCCACTCCAAAGACTATCGCGATAATGATGACTATTATGAGACAGAAGAGATTATTATTAAGAAATTTATAATTGATGAATAAGAAAAGTGTAGTGTATTCGAATATGAGAAAATGTTGTTCTGCTTGAATGAGTAAGCCCAATATTATTTTAATGATCAGAGCGAGTAATGAAAAGAGAACGTCGAGAATGCGTGTGATGTAATCAACGAGTGTGTTAATGAATGATTGAGATGATTTCAGTAAATCCAAGATGGTGTTCAATAAGTTGATAAGAATATCACCAACAATTTTGAGAAATTCGACCAATAAGTAATCAATGACATCAAAGAGAACTTCACGAAATTTAGAAAACAAAGGTGCTGTAATGACTCCTCCAATAATGCCCTCCCACCAGGATCGTGAAGAATCCTGACGACGCTCAGCGTATTCATTTTGCAATGACGCGAATTCCGTAAGATTACCTGTTGCACCAGTTTTTGGTAAGTTTTCGATAAGGTAATCCACACAAGACGTACAAGATTGTGTCGCTTCGTCAAGGGGGATGGGTACTTCGATGGTAAATTGCCTCCAAGTGGTTTGCTTAGGTCTGAAAGTATCCTGACAATAAGGTGTGCCAGGGGGAGCGATAAAATCGTAAATGCAAACGTCTTCAGTGGAACTGTATGGCATGTATGCATCACAAGGTGTAGGACGAATGCGAATAGCGACGTTTAGCCAATAACCCCAATCACGACCTTTAAGATAGGTGGCAACGGTGGAATCGTTGGTACAATGTGAGTGAAATAGGCGAGTGTCGACAGTACGCACGGGATTGACGCCTACCTTTCTCGACATTAAATCAATGAGAGGAATCATAAAGTTTGTGTCAGTGGTTGAGTAGATGACATTTTGCGAGTTCTGAGAGATTGAATCGGCGTAAACAGGTTGATCTGAAGTAAGAGACTTGAGAAAATTTATGACAGTTGGTGTACCAGTAGATGTTCGTGAGTAAGGATTGCAGAGGTAATTATTTATACCACCCGCATCTCCATACCAATAACCCGGTTTGTAATAGTCTCGAAAGGAACAATAATACTTATAAATGGAATTAGGATTACTTATTTCAGTGGCCGTGTAATAGCGACAATTGCCAACATCTTGACATTGATCGGAAAACGAATTGCAGGAATAGGTCGCGGAACCAAAATAATTCTGAATAATGTTAGTGACAGGAGAGCAAGGATATGACCACGGAGTGATAGTGAAAGCATTTATTGACGGATCAGAAGCAAGATAACAGACCGTGGAAGTAGATTTGTTCAGATAAGCTTCCACATGAGGATTAGATGGTAATCCCAAGGATCTGTAAACATCGACAACAGATCTAGCCCATTTATCGAGTTCGCTTCCGTTAGGTAATGAACAGACGTTGGATATTTGATAATCGCAAAATGGACAATGTAATGAATATTCCTTACATATACAACAGGAAGTGCGCAATTTAGCACTGCCGGTTGCAAGTTCAGAATAGCAATGATTAAATAATAATATTACTATGAGCAAAAACAATGACATTTTAATGAGCAAGATGATTAAGATAACACTTACAAGTCGAGCTTAGGCAATATGGAGCATTCCTTTGACCCTGTGTAGTCCCATAAAGACAAAAACATAGTTTTGTCGCGGACGAGAGTGTACAATGCGTGTAGAAGAATTGTGTGATCCTTGTCGACCTTGTAACGATCAGCTATAGACCTGGATATTATTGGCCAATAATTAGCGTCGGACAAACATGCATTATTATCCGCAAATGACACATGATATTCAGTGGCATGTTGGAGGTTGACTATGTCTTTTCGACCCAATTTTACAATCGTTTTTAAAACGTCGGGAACGAACAGCAAGCCATCAGGAGTAGGTATAAAAAATTTAGAACAAAAATAAGGAGTAGAATACTTCAATAGTTTGACTTCAAGATTATACAGAGATGAACATGTGTGAGATATACTATCGGGAGGAACATGTTGTTCGTTCAAGAACACAAGAGAATCATCTCCACTGAAAACGGCGAAAGCGGAACCAAGACGAATCTTCTTTTCTAGTTGACAAGAATTGATGACAACAGCCATTTGAAACAAAGTATTAAGCACCCATGTGCCGGCATCTCCGGACTTACGCTGATAATCAAC